CAATACGGCTACTGGAATCCAGAAACAGTTATCATTGAAGGTAAGGCATCTGGACTACCACTAACTTATGAGTTGCGTAAGATGGGGATACCTGTTATAAATTTTACACCTAGTAAAGGCAACGATAAGCACACTAGGGTTAACGCAGTATCACCGATGTTTGAGTCGGGGCTGATATGGGCGCCCAAAGAAATGGAATTTGCACAGGAAGTTATCGAAGAATGTGCTGCTTTTCCTTATGGAGATCATGACGACTTAGTCGATTCTATGACTCAAGCGTTAATGAGATTTAGACAAGGTGGGTTGATTTCTCACCCTGAAGACTATATAGATGAACCTGTAGTTCAAAAACAAAGGACATACTATTAATGGAATACGAACGATACGAAGATGTAATTGATGCTTATAACTCAGGGGTTGCTGTAGAGCCAGGAGAATCCTTGACGGATTACATTAAAAGGAATAATATAAAAATTAAAGAAGTTGAAATGGATCCAATCGGTGATCTTGAAAAGACTTTAAAAGGAAGTAAACCTATGGAAAAAGAAGGCGTCATGCAACTTGCATCAGGCAACATGGATATTAGAATCGAAGAAGTTGTCAAAGAATTTATCAAAAGAAGAAAAAGAAGACCAAGATCTCTTGAAGAGATAAAAGAATTTTACATGCAAGAAATGATGTCTGGTGGTGGAGCTAAATCAAACAGAGACAATGTAATGTTGTCTAAATACGAACCTGGTCAATATTCACCTGACGAAATTGAAATGTACGAGCAGTACAAATACGATATGAACGAACAAAGACCTGGAATGCCTATCATGGAAATTGATGAGTATTTAAGAATGGAATTAGGTCAAGCTAGAGCTGACGTTGCCGGCGGAGGATTACCTGCTATCCTAGGAGTTTAACATGAAGATCGCTGATTACGGGAAGGCGATAACTTCGTACATCGAATCACCTACAACTGGACAAAAATTAAAATCAAAAAAATCTGCAGAAAATTTATTAGCTGAAGTAGATTTTTCAGGGATGACTGTTCCTCAGTTGAGAATATTATATGAAAGATATACAGGTGTTGGAGCACCAAAAGATTCTAAAGAATTAATAATAGAATTAAAAAGATTAATGAAAAATCTTGATCAAGATGGCGTGCCTTTTGCAAAAGGTGGCCGTGTTCATCTAGCAGAAGGATCACCAGATGTAATTATTCCACCAAGAAAACCAAGACAATTAAAAGATTTATATGAAAGAATAAATAGAGCAGTTATTGGAATTAGAAGTAATAGTTTTGCACCTGAATTATTATTACCTAATTTAGAAAAAGAAACTCAAAAATATATTAAAGATGGATTAATCTCTGGAGCAGATGCTAGAAAATTTGCAATTGAAAGAAAACAATATTGGGATAACTGGATACAAGAAAACCCCGGAGGCACTGTCCCTGTTCTTGATTTTGATAATGAAGGTAATTCCATAGAAGTTTCTGAAGAAGAAGTTATAGAAAGATTAAACGAAGCTGATGGTGGAACTGTTGAGCGTAAAGATTTTGCTGGCGGCACAAAATTAATGGACGAATATTTAGGTTCACAAAAAGAATATCAAAAAGCAGTAGATAATGGTTTTCAAGGAACTTACGAAGAGTTTTTAAGATATAAATCTTCAGGCTCTTTTGCAGACGGTGGACGTGCTAAGTTTGGAGACGGAACAATTACACCTGTTTTAAATTTAGGATCAAAGGTCAAACAAAATCCTAAATTAGTAAAGCTATTTAATGAAGGTAACTTGTACCATTTAAGATTAGGGAAAGATAAAGTTGTTAGCTATGGAACTCAAGAAGAGTTAGAAAAAGTTTTTAAAAATAGGACTACAGCTGGTGGAGATACTAGAGCAGATTTAGAACTTAAAAAATATAAAAAAAATTTTTTACCCAGAAATAAATTTTTAACATTTTTGCAAGATAAAGGTATTCAAGCAACTACTATTAACCCAAAAGTATTTGCACAACGATATGGTTTAAAGTTTGAACCCAACCCTTATTTTAAAACTGATGTAATTGTAGATGTCAGTAAATTAAAAAATAAAGATTTTGTAGATAGTATTATTAAGAGACAAGTAGCTTCTGGTTTTGGAACCGAAGAACAAAAACGTCAGTTTAGAAAATTTGACGATGATTCTGTTATGCGTCGTTATTTTAATAAGCTTAGAAGAAACATGCAGAAAAAATTTAGCGTCAGAAAAATTGAAGAATTATTAGCAGCTAATAAAGCATCTGGATTAAACTTATCTCACATGGATGATTTATTTAGTCAATATGTAACGACTAGAAATATAGGGTATGTTCCCAAAGATTTTAACACTCAAGACTTAGATAAATTTGATAAAGAATTTAGAAAAATTTATAAAAAAAGAAATAATTTATTTAAAAACAAAACAAAAGGTTGGGAACAAAAAGTTGCTAAATTAAATAAAGATGGAATTACTTTAGCAAAAGCATCTGATGGATTTAAACAATTTAAAGTTGTTAAACCAGATGGTAAGACTAGAGTTGTTGGTGTCGATTTATCTAAAACAGTTGACCCTGACGATCTTTTAAAAGGTAAAAGAATAAAAGATTTATCTGATGAAGACATAGACTTATTAATTGAAAATAAAAATAAAATTATAAAAGGAACAAGTCAGGCAACTTGGAAAAAATTGTTAAAAAGTTTTGGAAAGAAATTACCTTTAGCTGGAGCTATATTAGGAGTAAATGAAGTGGCTAACGCTGTAGAAATGGGAGTTACAAATCCGGTTGATTTATTTGCTGCATATCAAATAAGTGCAGATGCAGCTATAGAGAGTAAGAAATATAGAGAAGACCCAGAGTTTCGTAAACAATCTAGAGCTAAAACATTTTCAATACCTTTAGATGAAGGCACTTATGATGCAATAGACGAACAAACATCAACATTCGGGAAATACAATGACCAGATCAAAAACATCAGGCTACCCTAAAACCTGGCTCCTGCCGCCTGAATCAGGACCCACGCCTCAAGGGTTGAATATTAACTATAATACTGTTAAAACAGTCAAGTTGGAGAAAATAAAAAATGGCAGACAAAATAGACAAGTCCCTAACTCAAGGTCCAAGGGGCTCGGTTCAAATACCGGGTGAAGAAGAAATTAGCGAAGCAGTAGAAACTTCTGTTGAAGCACAACAAGAAGCTCCAGGACCAGTTGAGATAGAAGAACAGGAAGACGGATCAGTGGAAATAGATTTTGATCCTAACGCTGCATCACCAGAAGGTGGTGACGAGCACTACGCAAACTTAGCAGAATTTTTACCAGACGATATATTAAACGAATTAGGAAGTGACCTCACCGGTAAGTATAACGATTACAACGCATCAAGAAAAGATTGGGAACAATCATACACAAAAGGTTTAGATCTTTTAGGATTTAAATATGACATGCGAACAGAACCTTTTCAAGGAGCATCAGGTGCAACGCATCCAGTTCTTGCAGAGGCAGTTACACAGTTTCAAGCTTTAGCTTACAAAGAATTATTACCAGCCAACGGACCCGTTAGAACACAAGTTGTTGGTGCACCAAATTTAGAAAAATCACAACAGGCAGAACGTGTTAAAGATTACATGAATTACGAGCTCATGGAAAAAATGAAAGACTATGAGCCCGACTTTGATTCCTTGCTCTTTTATCTTCCTCTTGCAGGTTCAGCATTTAAAAAAGTTTACTATGATGAACTTGACCAAAGAGCAGTATCAAAGTTTGTACCGGCAGATGATTTGATTGTCCCGTACTCAGCTACCTCATTAGAAGATGCGGAGGCAGTCATTCACCGGTTGAAAGTTTCTAAAAACGATTTACGAAAACAACAGGTTGCAGGTTTCTATAGAGACATAGAACTTGGTACACCAGGTTACGAAGAAAACGATGTAGAGAAAAAAGAAAGAGAACTTGAAGGACAAAGAAAATCTCAAGACGAAGATATTTATACAATATTAGAATGTCACGTTAATTTAGATTTAGAAGGTTTTGAAGATCAAGATCCACAAACAGGTGAACCTTCAGGAATAAAAATTCCATACATTGTAACAATAGAATTAGCCACAAGAATGGTTTTATCTATTAGAAGAAATTATGAAATTGGAGATCAAACTAAAACTAAGATTCCTTATTTTACCCACTTTAAATTTTTACCTGGGTTAGGTTTCTATGGCTTCGGTCTCATCCATATGATTGGCGGTCTGTCTAGAACTGCAACAGCAGCTCTTCGTCAACTATTGGATGCGGGTACACTTTCCAACTTACCCGCAGGTTTTAAAATGCGTGGCATTAGAATTAGAGATGATGCGCAATCAATCCAACCAGGTGAGTTTAGAGATGTAGATGCGCCAGGTGGAAATTTAAAAGACTCATTTATGATGCTACCTTTCAAAGAACCATCAGCTACATTATTAAACCTGATGGGTATCGTGGTTAATGCAGGTCAAAGATTTGCATCGATTGCAGATTTACAAGTTGGTGATGGTAACCAACAAGCTGCTGTGGGTACAACAGTTGCATTATTAGAACGAGGAAGCAGAACAATGTCTGCTATTCACAAAAGAATTTACTCTGCTCTTAAACAAGAATTCAGATTATTAGCAAGAGTATTCAAGTTATATCTACCACCGGAATATCCGTATGACGTGGTTGGGGGTCAAAGAATGATTAAACAACAAGACTTTGACGATAGAGTAGATATAGTGCCAGTTGCTGATCCCAACATCTTTTCACAAACTCAGCGTATTTCCCTCGCGCAAACAGAGTTGCAGCTGGCAACATCTAATCCACAAATGCATAACATGTACAATGCATATAAAAATATGTATGTAGCATTAGGTGTAAAAGATATTGATCAACTGTTAGTTAAACCACAACCACCAACACCATTAGATCCAAGTTTAGAAAACATTATGGCTCTAAGTGGTAAACCATTTCAAGCTTTCCCTGGTCAAGATCACAGAGCTCACATTACTTCGCATTTAAATTTTATGGCAACTAACATTGCAAGAAATAATCCAATGGTTACAGCTGCTATGGAAAAAAATATTTTTGAACACATTAGTTTAATGGCTCAAGAACAAATTGAATTAGAGTTTAGAGACGAGTTACCACAATTACAGATGATGATGCAGAATCCACAGATGCAGATGCAGGCACAAGAAATGCAACAAAGAATTGAATCTAGAAAAGCTGTATTAATTGCAGAGATGATGACTGAATTCTTAAAAGAAGAAAGAGAAGTTACATCTGGTTTTGGTAATGACCCAGTTGCACAATTAAGAGCAAGAGAATTAGATCTTAGAGCTATGGATAATCAACGTAAAAAAGTTGAAGGTCAAGAAAAAATTAATCTTGATCGTATGAAGGCAATGATGAATCAGCAAAACACTGATGAAAAACTAGATCAAAACGAAAAATTAGCAAAACTAAGAGCTAATACATCAATAGAAAAAACAATCTTGAGTAAATCTATTCCAAATGTGGATAAAATGATGCCAAGTATTGAAATTGAAAAATACGAAGGAGAAAACAGATGATGAAAAAGAAAATGAAGGTAAAGAAAAAGAAAAAATCTTTTCCAGATATGTCAGGTGATGGAAAAATTACTAAAAAAGACATTTTAATTGCAAGAGGTGTAATTAAAAAACCAGGGATGAAGAAAAATGGCAAAAAAAGATAAAAAATTTATTCAAAAAGCTATTAAAAAACCTGGTTCGTTAAGAAAATCTTTAGGTATTGAAAAAGGCAAAAAAATTCCAGCGTCAAAACTAAAAGCGGCAGCTAAAAAACCTGGAAAGCTTGGACAACGAGCACGTTTTGCTATAACATTAAATAAATTAAGAAAAAAATAGGAGGAACAATGGCAAAGAACGATAAATTTTTTGTAGAGTCTGAAGAAATAGGTATTCCATCTCAAAATATTGAGTTAGACCCTAGATCTGTGTCAACTGCAGACGGTATGCCAAGAAATTACATACCAACTGGAGATGAAACAGAAGTTAGAGGTACTAAAAGAATGCTTAAGGACAAAAAGAAAACAGCTAAGTGGTACTAACATGTGGTTGTCGGCAATTAAATTAGCCGTCTCTGCAGGAAGTAAAATTTACGCTAACAAGCAGAAGACTAAAATGGCTATGTCAGAAGCCCAGTTGATGCATGCTACTAAGATGGCCCAGGGTGAGGAGCAATACCAGGGTAAATTGTTAGAAGCTAGACAATCAGATTGGAAGGACGAGGCGGTTTTAATAATTTTGTCGTTGCCCGTGTTGGTGCTGGCCTGGGCAGTCGTATCGGATGATCCGACAGCAATGGACAAAGTCAAATTATTTTTTGATATGTTCTCACAGCTCCCGTCATGGTTTACTAATTTGTGGATCCTTGTCGTGGCGTCAATATATGGTATAAAGGGTACACAAATATTTAGAAACGGAGGTAAAAAATAATGGCAAATAGATACTTTAATAAACAAGTGGCACAACCAAGAATGGCTTTAAAAGCTGGTGGACGTGCAATGAAAATGGG